GAAAATAAGTTAATGAAAGAAGGTAAAGCGCCTACTCACGAAATGACCATGACATGGTTAGAAGCGTGCGCTGATAAATTCTCTGGTGAATCTGTAAAATTCGCAGAGCGAAGAGGATTTAAGCTGTACGACGAAGATTCGCTCAACACTAAACTGATAGATAATAAGGAGAAACCAAATGGCAAACAAGATAGTTAAATATAGACTTGAAGATAATGGAACAATTCCAACGTGGATAGATGACGGTGGATATTACCCAGATACTTCTGAAGTTATGATTGGTGCAACAGTTGATGGTTCAGATGAAGTAGGACTTGGTGAACTTGCAAGTGAAGCAGATGTAAAAACGTATTTAGATACTTACACATCTTCTTGGGTTGAAAGAAATGGACCTAATGAAGAAGAAACACCATTCGATCAAACTGCAGCAGCCACAAATATCTGGTCTAAAAAGATAGGTTAGTAAATGGCTAACTACCCGCAAATTGACAACGTAGTAGGCGTTTGGAAACTGCATGAAGTTTATGATGCGGTTATGGGTGGTTATTGGCGTAATCATGGTTCTCGTGGAATTTTTTCTGGAGGTGAAGATCCTTCTACTCAACTTAATGTAATAGATTTTGTAACTTTAGCATCAGCAGGTAATGCAACAAATTTTGGTGATTTAACTGGAAACAGAAAACACCAATCAGCAATTTCTTCACACACAAGAAACATACATTTAGGTGGAGGAGATCCAAGTATTGTAAATATTATGGATTATGTTGAAATCATGACAACAGGTAATGCTGCTGATTTTGGTGACCTAAGTGCTGCTACAAGTTTTATGACTGCAGCTAGTAATTCTATTAGAGGTATGCGTTTAGGAGGTACAACCCCTTCACGAAATAATATTATTGAGTATGTTACTATGACATCGGTAGGTAACACAACAGACTTTGGAGACCTTACACAAAGTGTTAATGATCAACAAGGTGTTACAAGTCCAACAAGAGCTGTTCGTTGTGGAGGTACTACAGGTTCTTATACAAATACAATGGACTATGTTGAAATTATGACAACAGGTAATGCGATTGATTTTGGAGATTTAGCATACACCGTTGGAACAAGCGGATCAAATAATTCATCATCTACAAGAGGATTTGTGTCGGGAGGTTATGATGGAAGTGGTTATATTAATTATATTCAAAAATTAGAAATTTCTAGTCAAGGTAATGCTATAGATTTTGGAGATTTAACACAAGCCAGAGGATATACATGTAATGCTTCTAATTCTGTAAGAAGTTTAACAGCAGGTGGAAATACTGGAAGTAAAGTTAACACTATTGATTTTGCAATATTTGCAAATGGTGGAGCAGCTGTAGATTTTGGAGATTTAAATAATGCTGTTGCAGGTCCTTCAGGAGGATCAAACGCACACGGCGGATTAAACGATGGATATCAAGGAACAAGACCATTACCAATTGGTAATACAGGAAGAACTTTATTTGCTGGAGGATTTACTCCAAGTTTAACTAGCAAAATTGATACAGTATTAATTCCAACTTTGGGTAATGCATCTGATTTTGGTGATCTAACTCAAAACATGAGAGGCACAATTGGTAATTCAAGTCTTACAAGAGCATTATTTGGTATGGGAAGAACACCAAGTGATTCAAACATAATTGAATCTATAGAAATGCAATCTTTAGGTAATGCAGCTGACTTTGGAAATTTAACAGTTTCAGGTAGAGGTGGTGATGGAATGTCTAGCACAACAAGAGCAACTTTTGGAGGAGGTTATGTTTCTCCTGGAATAACTGACACTATAGGTTATGTCACAATAGCAACTGCTGGTGATGCTACAGACTTTGGAAATTTAAGTGTTGCAAGAGATAATATTGGAGCAACAGGAAGTCCAACAAGGGGAGTGTTTGCTGGTGGTAATGCACCAAGTAACTCTAATGTAATGGATTACATAACAATTGCTGCAACAGGTAATGCTACAGATTTTGGAGATTTAACCTCTGCAAGATATCTTTTAAAAGGATGTTCTTCAGAATTAAGATCAGTTTTTGGAGGAGGTGTAGATCCAAGTTTATCAAATGTAATAGATTATATAACCACAGCGTCAACAGGTAATGCAACAGATTTTGGTAATCTTACACAAGCTAGAAGTAAGGCTGGTCCAGGTTCAAATCAAACTCGTGGAGTATGGGCTGGTGGAGAATCTCCTGGTGCTAGTAATGTTATAGACTATGTTACTATAGCTTCAACTGGTAATGCTGCAGATTTTGGAGATTTAACTGCTACAACAGCTGGAGCAGGTGGTGCTTCAGATTCACATGGTGGTTTACAAGCATAATAAAATAATATAGTATCCTACAAAATGAAAGACATATTTTTCCTACACGGATTACCTCGTGCTGGTAACACTGTATTTGGTTCTATTATGAATCAAAATAAAAACGTTGCAGTTACAGCTAATAGTATTTGTTCTGATATTATAGGTGAAATATATTCATTACAAAAAACAGATATATTTAAAAATTTTCCAGACTACAATTCACTGCAAAACGTAACAAAAAATGTTTTAAATAATTATTACAAAGACTGGAAACAAGATTACATAATAGATAGAGCTCCATGGGGATATCCTATAAATTTAAAATTTTTAAAATTAATTAAACAAGATATTAAAATTATTGTTTTAGTTAGAGACATAATAGAGGTATTAGGATCTTTTTTAAACTGGTCTGAAAGAGAGCCTTCTTCTTTTGTTAACCAATATGAAGCTAGAAAAAAAGAAAAAAAATGTCATATGTTAATGAACAAAGAAGGTGTAATAGTTAAAGAGTTAATAGGTGTAAAGCATTTGTTAGACTATCAACCTAAAGAATTGTATCATATGGTTGATTTTAAAGATTTGGTTAAAGACACAGAAAATACAATAAATGGTGTATATAATTTTTTAGGAATACCCAAGGTAAAACATGATTTTGATAATATAAAACAATTTAAAGTAAATGATATGATTTACGATGATGCTATCGTAGGAAATGGATTGCATACTTTAAAAGAAGGTGCTATAAAAGAATATAAAGAAGAATATGATGCTTACAATATTGTGCCAAAAAGTATTATAGACGAATATAAACAATGTAACTTTTGGATAAAATGAAAGAAGAATTATTACAGTTATTTCCAACACCTTTGTTGATCGTACCCTACGAACAATCAATTAATAAAGAGTTAGCATATTTAAAAACTATTAGTTATCGTGAACAAAAATCTAATGGTAATTATAGATCTGATGATTCGTACTTATTACGTAATGAAGAATTTAAAAACATAAAAAATTTCTTAGGAGAGGCTGTGAATAAATTTACTACAAATGTTTTGCAGTCAAAACAAAGATTAGTGATTACTCAATGTTGGGCTAATAGAAATCCTAAAGGGTCCAAGCATCATGAACATGTTCATCCAAATAGTATTATATCTGGTGTAATGTATTTTCAAATAAATGAAAAATTACCACCTATTTCTTTTTCTAAAGAAAGACAAGATGGTGTAAAGTTAGATCCTGAAAAATATAATCATATGAATTCAGAATCTTTTATGTTGCCTTGTAAACCAGGTGAGTTAATTTTATTTCCATCTTCATTGAAACATAGCGTGCCAATAAACCAAGGTGATGAAGATAGAATAAGTGTATCATTTAATACATTTTGTATTGACGCTATTGGATCAGAACAATCACTAACTCATTTAGATATAAGGAGGTTAATGAATGAGCACAATTAAAAGTTATATATATGTAGAAAATCACATACCAAAAGAAGTATGTGAAGCATTAATAGATGAATGCAACAAAGGTATATGGAAAAAACATACTTGGAATAATTATGCTGCAGGAACAACAGAATCGGAACCTACAAAAGAATTAGATGTAATGAGTTGCACTAAAGAACAACAAGCAAAAATTACACCTTATTTAATTAAAGCGTTAACTGAGTATCAAGAAAAACATAGTGCACCGGGAGGCAAGACTCAAGGACCATGGCTCAGTAAATTTAGTCCAATAAGATTTAATAGATACAATGTTGGCACTATGATGAGAGAACACTATGATCATATACACAGTATATTTGATGGTCAGATGAAAGGAGTGCCTATAGTATCTATCGTAGCTAACCTAAATGAAGAATATGAAGGCTCTGAATTTTATTGCAGAGGAGAGAAAATTGAGTTAAAAACAGGTGATATACTATTGTTTCCGTCTAATTTCATGTATCCTCATGAGGTAAGAGAAACAACAAAAGGCACCCGATACTCGTTTGTAAGCTGGGCCTTTTAATATATAATGAGGTTATATGTTACAAAAGATAGGTTTTCAACCAGGAATAAACAAACAGATTACTCCTACAGGAGCAGAAGGTCAATGGACTGACTGTGATAACGTACGATTTAGATATGGTACTCCTGAAAAAATAGGTGGTTGGAAGCAATTAGGAGATGATGCTCTTACAGGAGCAGGTAGAGGTCTTCATCATTTTGTAAATAGTCTATCTAGAAAATACGCAATCATTGGTACAAACAGAATTTTATATGCATTTTCTGGTGGTGTATATTATGACATACACCCTATTAAAGCTACATCAACTCTTACAAATGCATTTACCACGACCAATGGATCAGCTGAAGTTACAATAACTTTTAGTGGAGATCATGGTATATCTGCACAAGATATTATATTGTTAGATAGTTTTTCAGCTATTACTAATTCTAATTTTGCAGCTGCAGATTTTAACGATAAAAAATTTATGGTAACATCGGTGCCTAATAGCACAACACTTACAGTTACAATGCCATCAAATGAGTCTGGATCTGGTGCAACTACATCAGGTGGTATTAGAGTTCAACACTATTATCCAGTAGGACCAGCAGTACAAGCAAAAGGTTTTGGTTGGTCGCTAGGATCATGGGGTGGTGAAGTATCTGGTGAACCTGCAACTACTTTACAAAATGGTATTAATAGTTCTGTAACCACAGGTATTATATTAGTTGACTCATCACAGTTTCCAACAGCAGGTACAAATTTTATAATTATAGGTAGCGAAGAAATATCTTATACAGGTATCGCAGCCACAGGTGAACTTACAGGTGTTACAAGAGGAGTAGCAGGAACAACTGCAGCAGCTCATAGTGGTGGCGCAACTATTACAAGCTCTACAAATTATGTAGCTTGGGGTGAAGCAGCATCAGGTGACTTAGTATTAGAACCTGGTATGTGGTCATTGGATAATTTTGGAGATAAAGCTATTTGTTTAATTCATGATAGTGCTGTGTTTGAATGGAATTCTGCAGCAACTGATGCAACAGCAAATAGAGCAACTATTATATCAGGTGCA